CATCTTCTATTACTATCGATTTCTTTAATGATGAAGCAACTTCTAAAACACTTCAGACTTTGAACACAGTATGGGGAACAAGCACTACTGTTACAGTAAAGCAGACTTCAGGCGCAACAGCCGCAACTAACCCACTTTACACAATGACTTGCTTGGTCAATAACATCACACCTATTAACGGTGCAGTTGGCGATCTTTCAACTCAGTCTGTAACTTGGAATGTCAACGGTACTATTGCAGTCACAACAGCGTAATAACTAACTAAGGGGCAAAAGCATGGCAAAACTAAAGGTAACAAGGGCAGACGGAAGCGTTAACGAGTACCAGATCACTCCAGCGATCGAGTACGCCTTCGAGCAATATGCAAAGAAGGGCTTTCATAAAGCCTTTAGAGATGATGAAAAGCAGAGCGATGTCTATTGGCTTTGCTGGGAAGCAATTCGTCGGTCGGGTGAAACCGTAAAACCCTTCGGAGAACTGTTTTTGGAAACTTTGGCGCGAGTCGAAGTTCTCGATGACGACCCTTTGGAGTAACGCGAGAGTCCTTCACCTATCTCGTAGCGAGACTATCGCTTGAGACTGGACTCTCGCCACAGACTTTAATTGAACTAGATCACACGATGTTCAGGACTTTACTTCAAGCCCTGAAGGATAGAGCAAAGGAGCAGAGCGATGCCAACAGAAGTAAAAGGCGCAGATAAACTTCGCAAAGCCCTTAAGCAATATGAGCCTGATCTAGCCAAAGCAACAACTAAAGAACTGGGCAACTTGCTAAAGCCTATCGCTGCGAAGGCTCGCGGCTACATGCCGGCTGAGTCACCTTTAAGCGGTTGGGCAGAACGCGCAGACGGTAAAGGCAAGTTCCCTACTTATAATCCAACTATCGCTAAGCGCGGTATTACTTACAAGACATCTCCAAGCCGCCCTAATTATCGTGGTTGGCGTTCGCTAGTATCCTTGCTTAACAAGTCTGCCGCTGGTGCTATCTATGAGACAGCAGGTCGCAAGAACGCCGGCGGAAACTTCTCACCACGCTTAGGCGGCGATTCTAAAGGACAGGGCAAGATGCAAGGCCGCGGCATCTTTCGCGCTTGGAATGAGGATCAAGGCAAGACTCAAGGCGCAGTTATCAAAGCCCTTGAAGGCGCAGCCGCTAAGTTTAACGCTAAGACAGGTAACTATAAGTAATGGCAACTAATGTAAAAGTCGATATTGCCGCGGAGTTCGTTGGCCGCAAAGCCTTTAACGATGCAGTTAAATCAACTATCGGACTTAACTCTCAGGTTAAGACACTTGCTAAATCTTATGTTGGTTTATTCACCGTCCAGCGTTTAGGCCGCGCAGGTTTCAACGCTGCTAAAGCCTTTGCTCAAGATGACAAAGCGGCCAGAGTATTAACTCAGTCTCTAGATAACTTAGGCCTAGCCTTTGCAGATCCTTCTGTCAAGAACTTTATTGCTGATCTTGAAAAGCAATTCGGTATTCTTGATGATCAACTGCGCCCAGCCTTTCAGCGTTTATTAACTACTACTGGAGATGTCTCTAAGAGCCAACAGTTACTGCGCACAGCACTTGATCTAAGCGCGGCAAGCGGTGCAGATGTTGTATCGGTAGCAGGTGACTTATCAAAGGCTTATGTAGGCCAGACTAGATCCCTTGCTAAATACGGCATCGGTTTAACTCAGGCTGAACTAAAGGCTATGTCCTTCGAGGAAGTCCAGACACGAATTGACGGTCTATTCGGTGGACAGGCAACAGTTGCAGTCGATACCTATGCCGGTGCGCTTCAGCGTTTATCTGTATCGGCTAATAACGCTCAGGAAATTATTGGCGGCGGCTTACTCGATGCACTCGCAGCACTTGGCGGTGGTGGAGAAGGTGGACTTACTAACACTCTAAACCTTATTGAAAAGACTTCAACTGCACTTGCCACCTTCGTGCGCCGCTTCGGCGTAGGCGTTGGTCAGTTAGCAGCCCTAGCGCGTGGAGACTTAAAAGCCTTCCGCGCAATAGGCGAAGCCGAGATGAACCGAGGAGTTGACCGCTCAGGCATCACTCCAGCAATTCGCGCAGAGTTAACAAAGGCGGCAGCCGATAAGGCAGCGAAAAAGAATCGCGATGCTTTACTTAAGACAACTAAAGAGCAGACTAAAGCGATTAAAGAACAGACAGCCTTGCAGAAGGCTGGCACTCTGTTTGATATTCAACAGACTCAGATTATCGCTGCACTCAAGGGTGACATCTCAGCCGAGGAGCGCAAGCGCTTAGAACTTCAGTTAGCGATCCTTACCGGCAATACTTCAGAGGCATCTAAACTCGCTGGAGAACTTGCCAAGTCTCAGGGGCTATCACAGCAATTAGCGGCCTACCTAGCAAGCCTTCCAGATGCTAAAAACCCATTCACAGCGTGGAAGTCTTATCTCGACATGATCGAGGCACAGGTACGCCGCATCACAACCGTTAGCCCTGCGCCTGTTACTTCTATGGCTGAAGGTTATGGCGTAACTGGCACTCAATACTCACTGCCTAACGGTTCAACACAAACGGCCGCAGGTGGCGTTGAGTTCACAGTCAATGTCAATGCTGGTTCAGTCATCGCCCAAGAAGGTTTGCAAGATGTTCTCCGCGATACTCTGCTCGATGCTTCACTATCTGCCAAGTTTGCCGCGATCTATCGCCAAGGCGGATCGTTTGGGTTGCCTCAATGACACTTCCTGCCCAGATAGCAGTCTCGTTCGACTTCACTAGCGGCGCTACTTTCGGCTATCCCTTTACTATCGGTGATGAAAAGTACGGCAAGTTAGGCACAGGCACACTTGCCTCTAGCACTACTCCAGAGCCTACGGTCGATCTAACGCCAAATGTTAGACAGATCAGCATCAAGCGCGGCCGCAATATCATGCGCGATACCTATGAGGCTGGGTCTTGCACCGTCAGGATTTACGATGTTGACGGCACTTGGAATCCTCAGAATGTTAATTCTCCCTACTATGGATTCCTCACTCCGCTCCGCAAGTTGCGTGTCTCAGCAACAGTAGGCGGCGTTGGTTACTTCCTATTCTCAGGCTATACAACAGACTATAAATACTACTATGACCAAGCCGAGAACATCGGTTATGTGGACATCATCTGCTCAGATGCGTTCAGACTCATGCAGCAGGCTGGTATCACAACTGTGGCAAGTGCTACGGCTGGGCAAGATACCGGCACTCGTATTGGCAAGATCCTAGATCAAGTTCAATGGCCTGCTTCAATGCGTACGATCGACACAGGCAACACTACCTGTATTGCTGATCCAGCGACTTCACGCACAGCCCTTGATGCGCTCAAGAACGCCGAGTTCTCTGAGCAGGGCGCGTTCTATATCAACTCTGAAGGAACTGCCATATTCCTAAACCGTACGAATGTAATCAAGAAGTATGGTGAGACTCCGATCGAGTTTAACCAGACTACTGGTATTCCTTACACAAACCTAACCTTTGCCTTCGATGATAAGTTGATCATCAACTCAGCCGGCATGACTCGCTACGGCGGAACTCAGCAGGTATCCGAGGACTCAGCCTCTATTGCCAAGTACTTCCCTCATCAGATTAACGAGAATAACTTGGTTCTCCAGACAGATGCAGATGCGCTTAATGTGGCCAAGATATATGTAGCAACTCGCAAAGAGACCACGATCCGCATAGATGCCATGACGGTCGATCTACTCGATCCAGATGTTCCTACTGCCACGATGCTTGGTCTGGATTACTTCTCGAACTTAAAGATTACAAATGTTCAGCCAGACGGCTCAACGATAGTAAAGACTTTGCAGGCGCAAGGACTCTCATGGAACATCACGCCAAATGCCATGAGCGTAACTGTGACAACTCTCGAACCGATCGTTGAAGGGTTCATCATCGGATCAGACATATCAGGTATAATCGGCACTAACATCATGGCGTATTAGGAGATATAAATGGCAACAGGTTTTCCCTCAAGCACTGGAGATGTACTCTCAGCCGCTATGTATAACGGTTTAGTGACTTTCACGCTAAACGATCAGACAGGCACAACCTACACCCCTGTCCTCACCGACCAGTATCAGGTGCTAGTAACCCGATCTAATGCTGGCGCTTCAACCATGACGATCCCTACAAACGCAAGCGTAGCCTTTCCAGTTGGAACAGTAATCACAGTCCTAAACAAAGGCGCAGGAGCAGTAACGATCTCTGGCGCTGGTGGCGTAACCGTTCTATCTGCTGGAGCAACAGCAGCAAGCCCAGTACTAAACCAGTACAAGTCATGCGCACTAATCCAGACTTCAGCAAATAACTGGTTCGTGGTGGGTGCGGTAGCCTAATGCTTAATAACCTTACGGCGCTGTTAGATAGTGGCGCAGCGCCCGCGGTGGGTGATTATGAGTCTATTCAGACCGTAACCGTTGGCGCTGGTGGTTCATCATCTGTTTCGTTTACCTCTATTCCTAGCACCTATAAGCATCTCCAGATTAGACTAAGCGCCATAAATACAACTGCTTTAGGCGATATTTATATGCAGTTTAATAGCGATACTGGAAGCAACTATAAAGCACACTATCTTTACGGTAATGGTTCGAGTGCTTTAGCAGGTGTTTTAACGCAGTCCTCTGTTTATGCAGGGTTCATTTCAACTGGTTCAAATACTGGAGTAGGTATTACCGATATTCTAGATTATGCAAACACAAATAAAAACAAGACTAGCCGAACCTTAATGGGTGCAGACCGCAACGGTTCAGGTGACTTGGCTTTGACTTCAGGACTTTGGTTAAATACGGCAGCAATTACTTCTATTACACTAATTCCTGGTACTAATTCATTCGCTCAATACTCATCATTCGCGCTTTATGGGGTCAAATAATGCCAAAAACTTATGAACCAATAGCGACTTATACAGCCAACGGCAGCCAAAGCGTTATTACCTTCTCATCTATTCCACAGACTTACACCGATCTAGTTGTGGTCTCCGATCTTAAATACTCAGTCGGTGACGGTTATATTGCTTATATGCGCTTTAACTCCGATAGCGGAACCAACTATTCTTACACTCGCATAACCGGCAACGGTTCAGCCGCAGCCTCATCTCGTCTATCCAGTATTAACTACGCCTTTGGCGGTTGGACTGGTACTAATAACACAGCCAACATCGTGCAGATTATGAATTACTCAAACACGACAACCAACAAAACTTCTCTAGTTCGTACAAATGTGGTGACTGATCGAGTCGCAGCCTATGTGAACTTATGGCGTTCTACTGCTGCAATTACCAGCATCTCTTTTACGCATGAAACTCCAGACAATTATGCCGCTGGCTCAACCTTTACCCTATACGGAATTAAGGCGGCATAATGGCAACTTATATTAAGATCGCTTCTAATACTGTTGGGGCTGGCGGCGTTGCCAGCGTTACCTTTTCAAGTATTCCTGCTACTTATACTGATTTGATTCTAAAGATGTCGGTTCGATGCACAGATAATGTTGATTATGGAACTATGACTCTTAACAGTTCTAGTGCTAATTTCAGTTCAAAAAAACTCTATGGAGATGGCTCAAGTGCTTTATCATCAACCCGTACAGATAACTATGTAATCGGTTTCTTTGATCAATCGGCAGCAACAGCGAACACATTTTCCAACATTGAAGCCTATTTCCCTAATTACAGAAGCAGCAATTATAAATCTTTTCAACTTGATGGCGTAACAGAAAATAACTCAGCATCTGGGGCTATTGCTAATATGGCTGCTTATCTATGGTCTAATACCGCAGCAATCACAGCAGTTTCATTTATACCAGCATCAGGCAACTTTGCTCAATACTCAACCTTTACCCTATACGGAATATCTAACGCTTAAGGAGTCAAAATGGCAGACACAAAGATCGTAGTTAATTGCGAAACTGGCGAGGTTCAAGAGATTGAACTAACTGCCGAGGAAGTAGCAGCGCGTACAGCAGAGGCAGCAGCATACGCAGCAGCCGAGGCAGAACGCGAAGCAGAGGCACAGGCTAAGGAAACCGAGAGGCTGCTCTACTGGCTAAGCTCGGCATCACAGCCGATGAAGCAAAGCTGCTACTAGGCTAATGAAGCCAAGACTATCTAAGTGCGCAATCCAGTTAAGAGAACAGATTGACGACAGATTCCCAGATCGAGATCGAACTTCTGATGGTTGGATCGGCGACACACGACACTCTGCGCGTAAGTCAGATCATAATCCAGATGCTAGCGGCTGGGTTCGTGCCATCGACATCGATCGAGATCTTGCAGGCAAAGCTAAACCTGACCTCATGCCAGATCTTGCGGATCAGATTCGTATCTTTGCAAAGTCTGATAAGTCAAAGCGCATCAGCTACATCATCTTTGACGGCAAAATTGCCAGCCCGAGCCTCAGCTGGAAGTGGCGCAAATACACAGGCATCAACAAACATAATCACCACATGCATATTTCGTTTACGCAAGCGGCTGACCTTAATGGTGAGTTTCTTCAAATACCTATGATCGGGGGATCAGAATGAAAGATCTACAGAACGCAGCAGCATCATGGGGCAGAGCATTCTTAGTCGCAGTAATTTCAATGTACGCAGCTGGCGTGTCTGAGCCACAGGCTTTGATCGCTGCTGGCCTGGCATCGATTATTCCACCAGTATTGAGATACCTCGATCCAAAAGATGAACTCGGAAGAAAATGACACAGGTAGACTTCTTTCAGCTCTATATTGCCACTCTTGTGACGATCGGTGGATTGGCTGGTTATGTGATCACACACTTGCTCAGCGAGATCAAGCGACTCAACACACGCGTTGATGAGATTTACAACATACTTTTAGAGCGGTAAAATAAACCATGGCTCCGCGCAAAGCAAAGGCATTAGAGGATCAAGGCTATACGCCCTTAGAAGCGTATTGCATTGGTCTTAATGAGTATTACAAGGCTTTGCGTAAGGCTGGCTTTGCCACAGATATTTGCATGTCATTGCTGATGGATCCATATTCATATCCTGACTGGATCCTGCCTAAGCGCATCAACGATAATCCCAGCAGAATGCCGGACTTTTATCCCGACGATGACGAGGATTAATGAAAAGAACCATCGTAGTTCCAGACTTACAAGTTCCATATCACGATGAAGTAGCAGTTAAAAATGTTTCGAGTTTTATTAAAGCGATTCGCCCCGATGCTGTCGTTACTCTCGGAGATGAAATCGATCTCCCACAGATCAGCCGATGGACGGAAAACAAGCCAGGCTGGTACGAGCAAACCCTAGCTAGTGATCGCGATATGACGGTCGATGTCCTTTGGGAATTGACCCAGCATGCCAAAGAAGCTCACATGATCAGGTCAAACCACACTGATCGACTTTACAACGTGATCATGAACAAGATCCCAGCATTCTTATCATTACCAGAGCTTCGCTTTGAAAAGTTTATGAAGCTCGATGAACTCGGAATCTCTTATCATAAAAAGCCATTTCCTATTGCAAAGGGTTATGTGGCAGTGCATGGAGATGAACAAGCCATCAAACCTACGCCTGGCCTTACAGCCCTAGAAGCAGCCCGTAGGCATGGGCTTAGCGTAATTTGTGGACACACTCACAGGGCTGGCCAATCGGCCTTTACAGAGGCTTCTGGGGGCAAATTAGGGCGCATTCTGCGTGGCTTTGAGGGTGGACATCTCATGGACATTCGCAAGGCTGCATATACGAAGGGCACAATGAACTGGCAACAGGCTTTCTTGATCCTTGAAGAGGATTCTAAGGGTGTCCAGGTATCTATCATTCACATCGAGAAGGACGGGACTTTTGCCGTTAACGGTCGCAGGTATGGACGATCTCGATAATCCGCTTCGCCGTGACATCGATAACCATATGGACGATGCAGAATTGTTACCGTTTCGTTATCAAAAGGTGCTTGATTAGTCCTAGGCAACCTGTACCGTAAGCCTTATCAGTCAACCGTTGACTTGATGGAAAGGGCTAAAATGAACACAGATCTTTATTTATATCTAGTTATGTTAGCGTTTTTAGCAGTTGGAATTGCAGCTGGATATGCTCATGGCTTTAAGCAAGGCAAAGAAGAAGGCTACGCACTGGGTCGCTCAGTTGCCCGACACACATTCTGGTCAGAGTGAAGGCCAGTGAAATCCTCGATGAAGCCAAGCAACTCCTCGTCGAGCGAGGTAGTGAGTACGGCGATTCAACTCTCAATCACATTCAAATCGCAAGACTCTGGAGTGTGTATCTTGACAAGAACATCGAGCCACACGAAGTCGCAATCTGTCTTATCCTCACCAAAATCTCGCGAATTAAAACAACGGCAAACCACCCAGACAGTTACAAAGACATCTCACCTTGATCTGTTCCACAGATCTGACAGATCCTGCCATCACGAGCAAAGACCCGGTCACGCTGTGACCTATACCTGCGACTGTTTAACTTATCTAATGCCATGAATGTTTCTTCCAATGATCTAGAGCTGCACAGAAGTCTGGCTCATCATACTCTGTAACACCATAGCGATTGATCACATATCGACTAGACCAATCGTATTGTTCTTCAGGATCAGCTGTTGCTAACCACTCTGATCTACCCTGAAGGAATCCATGATGGCTACCATTCTTAGCCTTGAAGTTCCAGTTACTCTCTTTAGTTGCAAGAGTATCTAAACACTTGTAAGTGTTAACTGTTAAATGGCTTTGAATATATTCTTTAATAGTCAAAGGTTTAATCTCTTTTACTTCGACTGCTTCAGCAGTCTCAGTTGAACCCCATTCATTTATGAATAGAACTCCCCCGAAAGCTAACATCGCGGTCGCGAGCAACCGCGCACACGCGCTCGCTAGCGATTTATAGCGTAGCATTGATGTCAAATTATTGTCCAATCTGAGCGTAATCTTGGGCGTGTCTAATCGTTCATGCAATCATGTGGCTCATTAGGATCGAATGCACAGAACATGCAACCCATAGGCTCATAGCAGTTAATGCACAGATGCTCGCACTGGATCTCATTACAGCATGGCATAAGTACAGTACGGTCATTCTTAACTATGTAATTTAGATTCATTTCTTATCCTTACCCCAGCCTGTGCCTTTGAAGATCGCTGGCGTAGCTGCGAATACCCGAATCATTGGAGTTGAGCAGTGCAATATCGGGTTGCCTATTGCACTCATTGGGTGGTCAATCTCTTGTTTTTCGCCGCTTAGTACGCA